CCTTTGTTACATTGGAAAATGTAGGTTTGGGTGATTGGCTACTACATCACAACACTTAAACTTATTAAAAATCAATAAGTTATAATCTTTATTTTATATCGCGATACACGATATTTTATTAAATTTTAATTAAATTTTAATTTCAAAATTTTAATTAAATTTTAATTTTAAAACAAAAAAAAGTACTAACTCTCACATTACATGAGAGTTAGTACTAAGAAAGACTACATAGGAACGTCTTCTGTTGATTTAACAGTTTTTGTTTCTGTTACGTCGATAGTTACAGGAGCACCAAGCTCCTTCTGTAACTGGACTATCTCAACTGCAGAAAGTTCTTGCAATTTAATGAAAGAGAACTGACGACCATATTGTTCATCAGGTTGTCTTTCACTTATTGCAATTAAATAGCTTTTACCTGGAAATATTTCCAAAGTTTCTGCAAGAGTACCGCTGATAAAACTTTTATTCACTGTAGTACCTGCAAGATTGCGAAGCAATATTGGTGATAAACCGTTCTTATCAGCTTTAACGGTTTTACCTGAAGGAAGAACACTTCCCTCAGAAATTTCTGTAGCGTTTGCTACAAAAACAGAGTTTACCATTTCTTTCATGGTTTTTTTGAAATTTAAAGTAAATAATTTAAAAGCATAAACCTCTAAAAAGATTAATGCTAACGGAGCACTCGTCCGTCAAAATTTTGCTCGGGTGGGTGGAGAGGGGGTGCTCTAAAACCCTCAATACATAAAAACCCTCAATACATCTAAAAAATTAAGTAGAGGGGGGAGTTAATTTTCTAATTTAAGATAGGGGGATATTAATTTTATTTTATAAAAAGGTAGCTCTCTCTTTTAGAAAAACTCTCACCCCAAAAACGTGTTTGCAAAGACGAGCTGTTAGAGGATGACGTAGTAGCTTTGCTTTTACTACCGCTGAAGCTTACGCAAAGTTACGTCTTTTTTTTGAGATTGTCAAATCCAATAAATTTTTTACTATTTTTGGAAAATGAAATTAATAAACTCTTTTTATACTGTAAGATTACAATATGATACTGTATATTTACGAAATGAAAAATACACAGATTTTAAAATAGACTGTGAGCATAAAAGAAAAGAAGAAAATAAAAAGTTACTAAATAAATATTTTAATGAAAAACATAGAGATAAATAAAAACTGGAATAGTCAACAACCGTATACAAACGTAATTATAGGAAAAGCAATTGATACTACTCCTAAATATATTGTGGTAAAAGATAATATTGATAGAAATTGTAGGTGTAGTAATAGTAAATGTAACTGTTGTTAATATGAGTAATATAAAGTATGGTTCTAATGTAAGTGTGTACCAGTATTGCGGATGTAAAAAACAATTAATGGAGCACAGAATAGTAGATAAATATTTAAAATGTGTGAGTTGTAATAAAAAATACAAAGTAGAATAAATGGATATTGCAAATATAGCTAGAGGGTTTATTAACAAAACAAAAGCTGACTTTGGTGTAGCAGACCCTATGATGGAAAGGTTAGCTGAAGAAAGGTATAAGGTTTGTTTAAAATGCGATACAATATCTAAAGACAAAACTAGGTGTGATAAAAATAAAGGAGGATGTGGATGTTTCCTATCTTGGTTATCTAGAAGCAATAAGTTGTGTGTAAAAGGATATTGGAATGGTATTCGAATAGATGAACCAGATAAAAATAGAATAAATAATAGTAATTAATATTTAATCTTGTATATTTGCGAAAACTATGGAAAATAAATTTTGCAATCAAGATGTTATAAATGAGGTAGCAGATGAAATAGATGTTCCCAAATTTTTAATTAAGAAGATAGAATCTCATTGGCATAAATTTGCTCACACAGTAGTTACATCAGGTAATTTTGAAAATGTGTTAATACCTTATTTAGTGAAAATTGAGTTTAATAAAAGAAAAATGGATGCTATCAACTACCATAAAGCTAAACAAGAAAGTTATAAAAAGTAAAACAATAAACAATTAAATAATAATGCTATGATTAATTATCGTCCTGTATCAAATTATGTAGTGGTTGTAGAACCTTTTATTCCAGATCGTACAAGTTCAGGAATTATTAAACCTGAATCTTTAACTAAAGAAGAAAAGGAAACTTTAAACAAACTAAAGGTTGTTGCTGTAGGTAAAGATGTTACAACTTGTAAAGAAGGGGATTCTATTTCTCTTTCAAGGTTTGCTCCTTCACAGGTAACTCCTATTGAAGTAGATGGAGAAAAGTATCTTGTATTTCATGAAAATTCTATTATTGGTGTTTATCTAAGTTAATATGGAGAAGTCAACAGTAGAACAATTACAAGAGCAAGTATCTGAGTTCTTAGAGAATGAAGAAGAATATGTTTATAAACCTTCTAGAAAAGAAAGAAGAACTCCCACATTTGAAAAGCATAAAACAAAAGCTCAGCTATTACATGAAATTAATAAGTTGAGGGGGTATTTAGTACAGGTAGTGCTTTATCCTGAAATGGAAAGTTCTAAAAAAATAATAGAAGGTATTAAAATTCACCAAAACATATACTAAGATGGTCTTAAAAGAAAGCGTAGATAAAGGACGCATGGTTCTTCAAAAACTATTTGAAATCCGTGATCAAGTTCATTATATTCATTTGCAAACTACTTCATTCGCAGAACACAAAGCATTGAATGAGTTTTATGATGGAATACTAGATTTAGCAGATTCGTTTATTGAAACGTATCAAGGTAAGTACGGTAGGGTAAAAGGTAAATTAACACCTTCTATCGAAACCGATATGCAGGGAATGGATTACATAAAATCAATCAGACCTATATTTGCAAGTGATGGTTTGGTAAGAAAATCGTTTAGTCCTGATGATACTCATCTTGCTAATATTACAGATGAGATGTTAGCACTTGTAGACCATACTTTGTATTTGCTTACATTAAAATAATATGGAGTTATTCAAACTTAATGATGACTTTTTAGTAGATCTGAATAAAGAGTGGATTCAATTACATGAACCATTTAAGAAGTTATATTTAAGAGATAAAGGAAATAACTCTACACATTATAAAGGTAGGTATAAGTTTCAAGCTCAAAAAGAGTTTACTTATATCTACCTTTTATGTGATTACAGATCTAATTTAATTAACTACTCTGAAGAAGATAGAGAAAAAGAATCTCGTAAAGCTGCAGGGTTAGATAGTAATTGGAAACCTGATAAAGAAGTAAAGGATGCAATTGAGCATTACAAATCTTTACAAGATACTCGATCTTTAAGATTGTTAAAAGCATCAATGAAAAATATTGATAAGATGATTGAAAGTTTAGATGCTTCATCTGAATCAGAACTAATTGATTTAGTTACGATTACAGATAACATCAAAGCAATGAAAGAAATCAAAACGCTTATTAAGAACTTACAAGAGGTAGAAGAAATGGTGAAAAAAGAATTAAGTGAACAAGGTAATAGTAGAGGTAATATAGAATTAGGGGAAAATGAACTATAATGATCTCAGTAAATGCAAATGAATTTTCTAAAACAGCGGATTACTTTTTAAAGCATAAATATTATACTAAAGCTCCTAGAAAGTCTAAGGAGTGGTACGAGTTTTGGAGAGAAGAAACTAGACGTTGTGAAGAAGGATTCCAAGTAGGAGATACTAGGATTACAGGAGAACATTATTTTTTCTTGAATTTTACTCCTATGAAAATTGCAATTACAGAAGGAAATAAATCTCGTAAAGAATCTTTATTTCCTAGATTTAATTTTTTAGACTACAATTGGTTTTGGGCAAAAGAAATATCCAGGTGGGGAATTGCAGAAGATAAACTAAAAAGTTTAAATCTGTATTGGAAACCAAATTTAGAAGATGCTTTAGTTGGAGGTAAACATTTAGTTTGTGCTAAAACTCGTGGATGTGGGTTTAGTTACAAAGCTGCAGCACATGGAGTTTACAATTACAATTTTATTAGGAAAAGTAAATCTTTTTACTTTGCTTCTAAAGAACCTTTTCTTTGGGGTAAAGATGGTATATTGTTAAAAGCATGGGATGATTTAGAATGGTTAAACTCTCAAACAGATGGTTGGTGGAGAAAGAATCGAATGGAGTTTGATAATCTTGAAACTAAAAAAGCATCTGTTAAAATAAAAACACCTCAAGGAGTAGAAGTAAAAGGATATGAATCTATGATAGGTGGTATTATAGTGGATAACCCTGAAAAAGTTCGTGGTGGTAGGGGAGAATTATTGATATTTGAAGAAGGTGGTTCTTTTAAGAATTTAAAAAAAGCAATAGAAGTTAGTAAACCTTTAGTGGAAGATGATACTTTAACTACTGGTCAAATTATATTGTTTGGTACAGGTGGTGAAGAAGGAGAAGGAATTGAAGGATTGGAAGATATTTTTTATTCACCTGAACCTTATAACTTTATGAGATTTGAAAATATATGGGATGAAAACGATATAGAAGAGTTTGGGTTTTTTGTACCTTGTACTGTGTATTCTCCTAAACATACAGACGAATGTGGAAATCCTAAAATTGAAGAATCAAAAGAAGAATGGGAAGCTTTAAGAGAAAAAAGAAAAAAAGCAAAAGATTTTAAAGCATTAGATCGTTTGATTGCAGAACGTCCTTTTACTGCAGCAGAATGTTTTAAAAGGGTTAATTCTAATATTTTTGGAGATGCATTATTTTTTGTAAATGAACAAATTAAAAATATAGAGCATAATAAAGAGGTACAAAGAAACATACAACATGGAGCTTTATATGATAATGGAAAAGATATTGAATTTCATATTAAAACTGATGTTAAACCATTAGAAAAATACCCTCACAAAAACGATGATGATTTAAATGGATGTATTACCGTATATGAATTTCCTGAAAAGTTAGGGGAAATAATACCAGATTTTTTGTACAATATAGTAGTAGACCCTTTTGCAGTAGAAAATGCAGAAGATAAAACATCATTAGGGGTAGCGTATGTAATTAAACAAAACTCAATAGACTTTGGTGTAGGGGATAAGATTGTAGCAAAGTATGTAGGAAGACCTTCTATGTTATCTACGTTTCATAGACAAATAAGGTATTTATCAAAGTTTTATAATGCAACAGTACAATCCGAGATAATGGGTGGTGGACAATCGTTGCTAGATTACTTTAGGAATAAAAATGAACTGCATTTATGTGAGTTTTCTCCTAACTTTATTTTACATGGTAAAGAGTTAGATAGAAATCAACGTAATAGAAGTTATTTTATGAATATGCCTGAAGATACTAAAAAGATGGGGTTACTTTATTTTGCAGAATGGTTATTAAAAGAAAGAGGTTTAACAGCAGATGGAAGATTAGTTTTAAATGTGCATTTAGTGTATGATTTAGGATTGCTACAAGAGATTGCTAAATTTTCTACAGATCCTAGAAAAAACTTTGATAGGGTATCTGCAATGATTCTAGCTATGTATATGTTTAAAGAAAAAGATTATGTGCTAGAAACTGCTAAAAAGAAATCAACTTCTAATTTCTTTAGGAGACAATTGTTTACAGGACAAACATCTTACGATACTACTAGTCTTGATTTATCTAATGAAATTGCAATACTAAACAAAGATTGGAGATTATAATTAAAAAATACTTTTATCTTTGTGTAAAATTCAGTATAGATGAACTTAACCGACGCTAAAAATTTACAACTAAAACCTCAGCAAAGATTAACTTACGCTGAGAAAATAGCAAACGATAATCAATGGGGTAAAGATAACATGAATTACTATCTTAAACATGCTTATTTTTATTCTGAATATACATCAAAAATTGGTGCTAAAAAAGACTTAGCTTTATTGTATAAAATACATAACAACCAAATACCTGATGAATGGTTTGCACCTATATTGAATCCTTTTAATAATCAAAACGAAGCGTTTAAAACACAACCTGCTATTATTAGAAAAACAAATATAGCACGTCCTGTTATTGAAAAGATATTAGGGGAATATACAAAAAGACCTTTTAGCTGGTTTGTAAATAAGATAGGGGAAGAAGGGTATAATAAATATTTTGAACAGTTGACTGCTAAAATGCACGAAAACTTAAAACAACATTTTATTAATGCGTTGGATCCTGAAGTATTTCAAAATGCACAACGTCAGCAACAAGAAGTACCAATGCCTGATAAATTAAAAGCTCAATTTGACGATAGTTATATTGATGCTGAAGTAATGGAAGCAGATAAGCTTTTAAGGAATATTGTCAATACTGTTTATTTCTTTGAAAAATCAAGATGGATGTTCAAAGATTTTGTAATAGCTGGAGAAGAGTATTCACAAAAAGATGTAAGAGATGACCAGATAGAATATGAAAGAATATCCCCTTTAGATTTGTGGTATATTAAATCTTACTATTCTCCTTACATAGAGGACGGTGAAGTTGCTATAAGAAGATTGCTACTTACTCCAAGTGAAGTAGTAGATAGATTTTATAAAGAAATAACTGAAAAACAACTAGAAAAACTAGATACTCAGAACTACGTTAATGGTACTTATATTGCTAATTTTCTTACTGATATTAGAACAAGAAATTTTGATTCGTTAATTCTAAACAAAATACCTGTTTATTATGTAACGTGGAAATCACAAAAATTAATAGGATTTGTAAGATGGAAAGATGAGTTTGGACAAGAATATGAAGATGTAGTATCGGAAGATTATGTAAAGAATCCTGATAGAGATGAAAAAATAGAATGGAAGTGGGTAAATGAAGTTTGGGAAGGTTACAAAGTAGGTAGAGAAGATTTCTTGGGAATCAGACCTTTACCTTATCAGCGTAATGAACTAAATAATATTTCTAGGTGTAAGTTACCTATTAATGGTAGGTGTTATTCTGATGACCATGCTTCTAACGTATCTGTGTATGAATTGATGATAGAATGGGTAAAACTATTTATTATTTGTAATTATAGGTTGGAAAGAATGATTGCTAAATCCAAAGATAAAATTCTTTTGTTGGATAAAGCAGTTATTCCACAAGATGCTGAATGGGATGAAGAAAAGTTTTTCTACTATGCAGACACATTAGGATTTGCTTTAATTGATAGATCTAATCGTCAAGCAGATAGAGCTTTTAATCAGTATCAAGTATTGGATATGCGATTGTATGAAGATATACAAAGCATGATTCGTTTATTAGATTGGATTAGACAACAATGTTTTGATACAATTGGTTTTTCTCAACAACGATTAGGAGAAATAGCTGCATCTGAAACAGCTACCAATGCTACAAACGCTGCATACGCTTCAGCAGTAATTACAGAAGATTTGTTTTTAAAACACGAAGAGTTTTTACAAAGAGAATTGCAAGGTTTGTTAGACTTGTCGAGGATAGCATATAGAAATGGTTATAAATCATTGACTTATACAAATGATAGAAGATTAGAGTTGATAAACATTAATCCTGAATTGTATTCGTATATGGATTTAGCTATTATGGTATCAAATAATTCTAAACAAAAAGAAAAACTAGATTCTTTGAAAAATTTGATACAACCTTATTTACAAAATGGTGGTAAAATGTCTTCTGCAATAGAAGTATTAGAAGCTGAAAATACTGCAAAGATTAAACATGTATTAAGAGAGATTGAAAGAAAAGAGCAAGAGCAATTAGAAAGACAAGCTCAAAATGAACAAGTTACTAAGCAAGAACATGAAAAAGAAATGTTAGCATTGCAACAAGAACAAGCTCAAATACAAGCATTGTTTAAAGAAAGAGAAATTAATTTGAAATACGACCGTGAAGAGCAAATAGCGTATATTGAAGGAGATATTAAAATGGAACTTGAAAACATTAAATTATCTGGAGATACAAGCGGTGATGTAAATAAAAATAATGTTTTGGATATTAACGAAGTTCAGAAAAGAGCTATTGATAGAGAAAAGATTTATACAGATCGTATGGAAAAATTAACTAAAATAGATCTGCATAAACGCGAACTTGATTTGAAAGAAAAAGACATGAAGCTTAAACACGAACAAACAAAGATGAAAGTGGAAGCTGAAAAGTATAGAGCTGATAGTCAAGTAAAAATTAGCAAAATAAACAAATAAATAATTAATTTTACCGGTAAATAAAATAAATAGCTATGACACAGAAATCATTGAAAGATTTAATTAGCACTGCTTCTGATACTACAGAAGTAAATGATGCTGAAGAAGCACAAGATATTACTTCAGCAGAAGTAGTAGCAACAGAAACTGCAAAAGAAACACCTGTAGTTACTGAAGTAGAAGAGAAAAAACCTAAAAAGAAAGAAGAAAAAGAAGTAGAAAAAACAGCTTCTTTGCAAGAAATTCTTAGTGTAAAGGAAGATACAGAAGAAGTTCCTGAACAAGAATCTTTTTGGTCAGATCTTGAAAAACTTGCAGGAGAAACAGTTGAAGTAGATTTTGGAAATGTAGATCCTGTATCTCCTGAAGGAGCATTGATTTATGCAAAAGCATTTAGGGATAAAGGTATTGAAGAATTTGAAAAACAACTTGCTGAATTGTATCCTAAAGAATATCAAGCTTTAGTTCTACGTCAAGAAGGACAGGACCCATCTATATTGTATAAAGATACAGTATTTGATTATGCTAATCTTGAAATAGTAGAAGAAGATGAAGATATGCAAAAAGCGATTTTAAAAGAAGATATGAAATCGCAAGGAGTAAGTGAAAAAAGAATTGAAGCACTTATTAAAACTATTTACAATTCTGGTGATTTGTATACAGAAGCTCAAGAATCTTTAAAAAGATTAAGAGAAGAACAGTCTAGAGAGTTTCAATATGAGTTGGAAAGAATTAATCAAGAAAAAGCAATTCAACAAAATGAAATTGGTACGTTTAGTAATATTGTAGAGGATGTAATTACAAATGGTCAAATTGGTGATTTTGTAATTAATGATAAAGATAAAAAAGGATTCTACGATTTTCTAGCAAATAACATACAGTATAGCGATGGTAATTTTTATGCAGTAGTACCTCTTGAAAAAGATATTGCTAAATTGAATAAGCAACTACAAACAGAGTACTTTAGATACAAGAATGGTAATCTAAAAGATATTGTAGTAAAACAAGCTATTACAGAAAATGCTAAAAAGCTAAGAGCAAATATTAAAGATGCTACAACAGGTGGAGGAGTAAGCAAAGAGCATCCTTCTAAACCTAACTGGAATCAAGAATTGAAAAGTAAATTGAAATTAGGTAGTTAAAAATTGTAAAAACATTTATAATAATAAGTTGTTAAAAAGGGTTTGGTTTGTTTCCAAATCCTTTTTTTATTTACGTCAAATTTAATGTAAAACTAAAACCCCTTATAACAATGCAAGGATTTCCTATTAAACTTACAATGCAAGAAATGATCTTTGATCCAAAGTCAATGTTGGATGAAGACAATTTCTACAATCAACGACATGGTAAACCTGATGAACTAACTTCACAGGTTATCTACATGTTGGGTGATTATGGTAACAATTTCCCTATTTCTATGGCTGTTGCTTCAGACATCCTTGGAAAAGCAGGTGGAAAAGTTTCTAAAATGAAAGATATCCAGTACACTTATCCTATCATGGGTAGGGATTTCAAAGCTTCTCGTCTAGCAGTAGATTGCGTAGCTTCTGGTTCTATTAACTCAAGTGCTACTCCTGGTATCGGTTTCACAACTTTTAAACTTCGTTTTACTGACAACTGGATTAAACGTCAATATATTATTCAGTCTGGTCGTGGTCTACAAGCTCGTGTTCTAGGTGATCCTATTTTTATTGATGGTCAATACGAATATACTTGTCAACTAGCTTCAGGTTCAGCTACTGATTATTGTCCTGATTCAGAATTGGTTGGAGGTACTGCTTGGATTGAATTGTTTGCTGCTGTTGCAGAATCAGAATCTCGTGGTACTGAGCATAAAATGGTTGCTCCTGGTAAAGTGAAAAACCAAATGACACATATTCGTAAGTCTATGTCATGGGCAGGTAACTCAGCTAACAGAGCAATGTCAATGAAACTTAAAACTGATAGCGGTGAAACTAATCTTTGGATGGATTATTTCATGTATCAATTTGAGAAAGCTTGGTTAAATGAGTGTGAGCACATGTATTGGTATTCTCACTACAATCGTCAAGACAATGGTCTTGTTGAATTGAAAGATGCTATCACAGGTAAACCAATTCCTACAGGTTCAGGTTTGCTAGAACAAATTGGTAACTACTCAACTTACACTCGCTTGTCTTATGACTTGTTGACTACTAAGATTGGTACTGCTCTATTTGGTCAGTCAGATACTTCTAATATGTCAATTACTCTTTACACAGGTAGAGGTGGTATGAGGGAAATTGACCGTGCTCTTAAATCTAAAGCTTTGGGTGCTACTGGTCTTGTTCCTAATTATGCTGATAACAATGAGAAGTTTATTAAAGGTTCTGGTTGGGATCTTGAACTAGGTGGATTCTTCAACGGTTTTGCTCACATTGATGGTTATACCATTAAAGTAAAACACAACCCTGTATTTGATATGGGTTATATCGCTGAAGCTCAACGTGTTGGTGGTGTTGTTCACCCTGAAACAGGTTATCCTCTAGAATCATATCGTATGGTGTTCATTGATGATTCAACTTATCAAGGACAACCTAACCTACAATATGTTACTTTGGAAGGACGTGATGAGATGCAACATGGTATCATTAAAGGAATGGCTCCTGTACCTAAATCTCTACAACAAATGTTTGGTGGTTCTGATGGAATTATATCTTCTGATGTAGATTCAGCTTCTTACCATCGTTTGAAAGTTGGAGGTGTTCAACTTCTTCGTTCTAACAAATGTTTCCATTTTGAAATGGTACAGTAATTGTTTTTTGTTTTTCATAGTGTAGTAAAGTGCAAAACTCCTTTCTTTTAGAGAGGAGTTTTTGTTTTATTAATAATTACTTGTTACTTTGCAAAATATTGTAATAAAATAATTAAAATTAAAACAAATAAAACGCTATGACCAACAATGATCCGAGTTCAAAACGAGTAGTCATTAAAAGAAAAATTGTAATTGGTGATTACACACAAAAAGACATTGAAGATTTAATGGGAGATTCTTCAAGACCTATTGGTGCTTATTGGGATAGGGGAACTGTAAAAGCAGGTTCAGGTTTAACCTACGAAGAGCAAAGAATTCTAATGCCTATTATTCTTAACTGTGAAGCAACAGATAGAGATTTTAGAAATAAGTGTGAAGAATACTTTGATGCAATCAATACTAAAGTTCCTAAAGAAGGGATTGAATTAGAAGTAGGATTGCACGATAATTCTAACCCACTATCTGAAACTAATCTTCCTTTGTATCCAGTACATTATGTAGCATACAGACATGCACTTGGACATCCTCAAGTAGCTAAGTCTAAAGGACTAGCTGAAGGAAACCAACTTGTAAAATGGTACATTGAAGATCCAGATGCAGAATTGAATAGAGAAAAACAAATTATTGCAATTAAAGACAAAGCTGCTCAATTGTATTTGATTAATAAAGATGTTGCTAAAACTGTAGCTATGATACTAGATTTAGCAAACGTCAAAACAACAGAAGCTAAAAAAGCTCTAGAGTTTAAAAAGTTGTCAGAAACAAAACCTGTTGAATTTATTAGATTGATTGAAGATAAAGATTTGAAACTTCGTTATCTAATTTCACAAGCAATATCTCAAAATGTATTGAAACGTATCGGTACAAATATTGTATGGTCTGAATCTGGTACTTCATTAGGTGCTACAATGGACGAAGTACTTGTTAATCTAAAAGATAAAGCAAATGCTCCTGAACTAAATAAAATTAAAGCGTCTTTAAAAACTCCAATAGAAACTGAATAGTTATGATAATACGTTGCAATACAGTATTGGTAGATAAAAAGCTAGAAGCATTAGATATTGGACAGGAACCAGTGTACTGTCCAATATATATTAATACGGAAAGTATTGAAAGTATAAGACCTGCTTTAGATGAAGATTTAAATAAAACAGAAAATTCTATTGTAGTATTTCAAAGTGGAGATGAACATGAATTAGATGTAGATTTTAAAACTTTAATAAAAACAATATATTTAGATAACGGTCTTAAAATAATAAATTTAAATGCAAACAGTTAAAGAATTACATATTGCAGTTCGACAGTCTCTTCAGAAAGTAGCTTCTAATCAAAATAGAAATTTTCTTCCTGAAGAGATTGATTGGGCACTTAATGTGAATCAGGAAAGATATGTGAAATCTAGAATAAAACGTACTGAAACAGGTACAGGTTTTGCACTAGATCAAAAAATGTTAGATGACATTTCTGATTTAATTGTTCCTAATTATTCAGCAAGAGTTGTAAAAGTTAATGATACAACAGGGTATATACCTTTACCTCCAAATTATTATCAATTAATTAGAGATTATAGTAAAATATATACTAATTGTAATCCTGGGTATTCTGAAGTAGAAGATGCTTCAGAATATATAGGATATGTTAAATTTCCTAACTCTACAAAAACTTCTAACTTTTATAGTGATTTTAAAATTACTTTAAACTACACTAATATTATTCCTAAAATAAATGTACTATTTGACAATACTGAGTATGATAAAGTTTATCTTTCACCTTATGAAAAGTTTTACTTAATTAACTTAGTATTAGAAAACGTAAATAGCTATGAATTTAATAACGAAATACCTGTTAAAATTTTCTGGGAAAGATATAAACTTACTTACAGACCAGATTCTTTCATTATTGTTTCTTCTATACCTTTTGACGGTGAATTAAAAGTAGATTCATCTAAAACAAATACGTTTACTGCAGTTAAATCAGACTTTCAACTTTTTAAACAAAAGAGTGATAGAAGTATACCTAATATACTAAGTGTTAATTCAAATCTTTCTGAATTATTAGCAGATAGTTTTGCAAAACCTAATTTAGATTTTGCAAGAACGTATATAGCAATGGATAATTTGTACGGAATTTTTGATTCAACATTTATAATAAGTGAACTGGTTATAGATTATATTAGAAAACCTAGACAAATCTCTTTAAGTTTGAATCGTATGTGTGAGTTGAATGAACAGACACATCAAGAAATCGTAGAAAACACAGTAGAATACTTGATGCTTGTAACTGAAAATCCAATTTACTCAACAAAACAACAAGATAATAATTTAAATCTCGAATAAAATGGTAAAAACACGATTTGGTAAAACCACAAAAGGACAAAACCTTGAAGTATTTGTTGCAGGGGAAACTGCTTATACTACAAAGTCCACTTATGCAGCTTTTGTTGCTAGTTTAGATTCTCTAGTTGATGGAGAAATTGGAGTATTTCTTGAAAATGGTAATCTTCAAACAAGTACTTTAACTGGAGGTACAAAATTCTTTGTTGCTCAAAAAGTAACAAGTACTAAAGGTTCTCCTTCAGTTAAAAAGTCAATAGTTTACACTTATCCTACTGCAGGTAATCTTTCAGGTTCAGTTCTAGGTTCTGCCTATTCTGCTCCTGTTAAACCAGTTGCTTATGTAGGTTTTAATGGTACTAGCGGTTCTTTGAACAACCCTACTATTGCAGCTGACCAAGACTATCAAATTAACTTGATAGATACTACTCCTCCTGCAGCTAACCCTTTGAATTCACTTCTTGCAAGTAGGACAACTGCTACTTCAAGCGAAACTGTGTATTCAATTCTAGCTGATCCTAAAACAGGTATTGTTCCAATAATTAACAATACTCACACAGGTAAAACCTATTTTTCACCTTTCTCTAACAATCCTGCTATCTATGTAGCTGATGTAGTATCTAATGGTACTAAAGCAACTATTGCTATAGGTACTCAAATTACTGGTACAGGTGCAGCTTCTGTTCAACTTGGTTCAGCAACTAAAGGTAGTAAAACAGTAACTATTACTTCTACTACTTTGACTGCTACTTCAATTGCAGCTGGAAATTTTATTGAAATTGGTGGATTGCTTTATTCAGTAGCAACTACTCCTACTGTAGGTTCTAACATTGCAACAATTACTTTGGACAGACCTTACACAGGAGAAACTTTTTCAGGAGTGAGATTGGATAATTCAACTCAAGGTATGAAAACTGTTACTGCTATCACTGAATATGGTGTTAAAATCACTACTGAAGATTACTTCTCTACTTTCCGTGTAGCTCTTGGTCTAGGTGGATTTGCTAATGCTACTTTGACTTATGCAACTTCATGGTCATTGGGTATCGGTACTCCTGAAGAAACAATGGAAGAAGAAATTGAAGGAACAGTATTCCATTCAGGTTCAAGCACAGCTAACGCTGCATTTGCAGATGATTATGGACAACCTACTAAGTATGCTAAAGCTAATAGAGCTTACGCTACTATTAAAGTAAGTAACATTCTTTCAGAACGCAGTACTGCTGCTCCTGTAAATGAATACTCTAAAGCGGTTACTTTGATTGTTAAAGCTGCTTATGGTTCTACTACTTTCACAATAGGTGGTACTGCTCAATCTAGTGGTTTCTCAGCAATCTCTAATCCACAACTAGGATTGTCTGCTGCTTCAGCTAGTGCTCTAGTTACTACTTCAAACGATGGTCTAGCTTACGTTTTGGGTGTAGCTAACATCAACTAATTGTTTAACAATTAAATATAAATTAGGGATAGCTGTTTAGTTATCCCTTTTTTATTATATCATTAAAATAAATTATCTTTGCTCTATGGCATCATTAAATCAAATAGTAACTATATTAGCTGAAAGAGTAGGAAGACAATACGATTTAGTTTTTAAAAGGGAACTAAAAACAATTGTTAATACATGGAGAAGTACTATTCTTAGACAAACATTAAAAGATAGTCCAAGAGAAACTTCTCACTTTCAATTATCTTGGGTAATGCCTATTCAAAAAGATTTTAAGATTAAATGTCCATTTAATTATGGATGTGTATTACGCACAGTAGATAAAGTACCTCAAGGACTAAGATTAAATCAATTTCCATATTCTTTTGTTGGTTCAGCTGATTTAGAAACACCTTATACTTATATTTATCCTAGTCAATTAAGCACAATAAAATCTAATCGTAATGCTAGAAAAAATAATGGGTATTACACAATTCTTAATGGGTATGGATATTTTTACAACATAGATGAAAATATTAAATATATAGGAATATCTGGAATACCTAATGATTTAAACGAAGTCACTAAATTTCAAAAATGTGATGGTACTGCACCTTGTTATACAGATGACGACCAATATCCTTTGACAGAAGATTTAGTTCAAAAATTAATTCAAGCAGTATTAGGTACTGAATTAAAAAACCAAGTTAAACCAGAAGATACTGAAGTTAAAGTAAATGGAGATCAAAGATAAAAGAAAATATAAACATAAAAATTTACAAAAAACTTATGTAGCTTCTGATATATACGAAGATTTTGTAACAGAATTATTACAAGATAATGAAAATTATTTTGCAGTTAAAGTAGGTTATTGGGATAAAACAAGAACAGTATTTTCAATTCAAAAAGAAGATTTAAAACATCTTAAAGAACAAAAAGAAACTTTGTACAAAAAATTAATGAATGATATATCCTGGTCTAATAGTAATAAAGAAGTAACAAAACTTAGAAAAAATGTTATATCAAAGTTAGATGAATATAATAGTAAAATAATAGATTATAAAAAAGGTAAAAAGTTGTATCATAAAATAATAGATTTCCAAATTTGGAAAGATGTAATGAAACAACTAAATTTTAAAATTCAAGATAAACTAATTAACGCGCATAAATATAAGATTACAGGATTAGGATATTTGGAAATAATAAGAGTAGAAAAATCTAAAACATCATATTTAAAATATAATAACTACGATGATGACTATGATGATTATATTCTTTTAGTATTAAATAAAGTGTGTAGATTTAGAAATAAAAAAGTTTATTATGTAAGACCTACGCATGGTGATAAAGGAGTAAGTTTTAAACATAGGATATTTGAAAAAGTACTTGGAAATCCAGTTTTAAGAAGTAGATTTAGATATGTAAGTAAAGAAGATAAAATGGAGATGAGTGAAAAATCAAAGTTAAGGTCAGAAAAATACAAACAAACATTAAAAGAAAAAAATGGCAGTTTATAAAACAGTTTCTATTAACGAAGTTTTAGGAAGGATTTATAGGAATATAAAACTTTCAGATTCTTCATGGGAAAACGACATTTACGAATGGTTGTGGGAAGGTATGGAAAAGACTAGAGTAAGATCTACTCTTCAACCTGTTTCTACTGATGTAACTATAAAAAATTACCAAGGTGATTTACCTTGTGATTTAGTTGTACTAGATGCTGCCATGTATCAACAACATAGAATGAGGGAAACAAACACTATTTTAGATGTTCCTAAAATTCAAGAGGATTTTGCAGTTGGTGATAATGCTATATCTGGTTCTTTGTTTGAAATTACTGAAAATAAAGTAACGGTAGTTACTACAGACAAAGTTACAGAAACTACTACAAAAACTTCTTTATTTAAATACAATGTAGATTTAACTGTACTACCTTTTTGGGAAGCAGACTTTTACAAAAGAACTGCTAATAAAATACAAACATCTTTTAAAGAAGGAACCATAACATTGTATTACATGGCTTATGAAAAAGATGAAAATGGAGTTATAACTATACCTGATAATGAGTTTTTAAAAACTGCTTTATATTGGTATGTGTTACACATGATGATAGGAGCTGGATTTGAACATCCTAATAAAGAATTTAATTACAAATTTTGTGAAGCTAAATGGGAAGAGTACAGAGATAGAGCAATTAATTCTCTTAGAAACTGGACACCTGATAGAGCATTTGACTTCTCAAGAACTTGGGTAAGGTTAATACCAACAGGACTAGATTATCATAATACTTTCTTATTAAACCGTAGATAATGAATACTTTTTTAGGACTAAATCAAGACTATTCTTCTAACGATATACCTGAAGGATTTTTACCTTATGCTAAAAACATATTGCTAACATCTACTGAAGGAGCTGTTGAAAATGAATTAGGTTTTACATATAGTTCTATTAATGATAAAATAGTAGAAAATGATGGATGGAAAAATTTAATAGACGATGGTTTAAAACCTATTGGAGCAATATCTACTACAAAATATGAAGTAATCTGGTTGACAAATAACACTTATTCTGTAATAGGTACTTATAACCAAGAAACAGATGAATTTCATGTTGTATATAATGATAGTACACAACCTAGTTTAAGTTTAAGTTTAAACCATCCTATAAAAGCAGTATGGAGAGAAAACTATTTAGGTGAAATATATGTAGCGTGGACTGATAACAACGTGTCTCCTAAAATATTAAACATTACTAAAGCTTCTGATGTAACTGATTTAAAACAGATAAATTTATTTCCTGAGTTTTTACAACCTACTATAAATGCTAAAATAGAATCTGGAGGTTCATTAAAAACAGGTACTTATTACTTTTTTATTCAATATGAAACTAATACAGGTATTCAAACAGATTATTCTACAGGAACTGATCCTTGTTATATTGTAACTGATCCACAAAATAACAATACCTATAGTTTTCATGGTAATGGTACAAATGTAATAACTTCTAAAAGAATTACTTTAACTATTACTAATGTTGATACAGCGTACAGCACTATTAATTTAGCAGTTCAAAAATATAATAGTGGTGATACTACAACAACTTATGTGAAAGTATTAAGTGCACCTGTTGCTGGTAGAAGTACAATAACAATATCTTATACAGGACAAGAACAAGAAACTGTTTTAACTACAGATGAAGTTTTAATAAAAGCTCCTTTATATAATAAAGCAAAAACAATTACAACATTAAACTCGCAATTGTTTTTAGGTAATTTACAAGCAGAACCTGATGTACCAATACAAGAATATGTGAATCAATGGACATTAAAATGGACATCAGAATTAGTTAATTGGGATGATAAAAATACTCTTCCTAAATACTCTAATAAAAGAACTTTTGCACATGATGAAGTATATGCTTTTTATGCTACTTTATTATATAAAAATGGTAAATATTCTCAAGCATATCATATTCCTGGTAGAGCACCAGGTCCAATAACTGTTAATGGTAATCTTATACAAGAAACAAATACAATGACTTATGCTAAAACTTTAAGTGGTTTAAGTTATTTAGGTTACGATGAAGCGTTAAGTTCACCTAATCAAGTTAAATATTTTCAAACAAGAGATACTTGTAAATGGAATTCTACTACACAAGAAGGTGATTTTGGGTATTGGGAAAATGAAAACGAAACATATCCAGATTCTGATGAATGGGGAACTTTAAGAGCTCAAAAAGTAAGGCATCATAAATTTCCTTCTAATGGGTTTATTAAAGAAAATGTACACACAGGTTCAAGTTATGGAATGTCTCAATGGGATGTTTTAGGATTTAAAATAAAAAATTTTAGTTTACCTTCTGAAATTGTAAACACTGTTGATAAAATTATAATTTCTTATGCTAAAAGAGATTATGATAATTCTATAGTAGTAGGTCAGGATAAAACTGCTTTCATGGGTTTTATTACTGATTTTATAGAACAGTTAAGTGGAGGTTCAGTTGTATCAAAAGAACAAAACGGATACGATTTATGGTACACACTACCATTATCTTGTCGAATGAAAATGGTGTTTTTTGATAATGGAGATAATTATTATAGAGAAGCAAGTGCTTTTTATTACGATAATCCTTATTTTGGTAATACTGGAATTTTTAATCCAGATTTTTATAGATTAAAATTGCATTGTCCAGAAGTAGTAAGAAATAGTGCACCTTTAAATGGTGCTTATGTTAAAGTTAATTTTAAATGTAGAACTATTACTGAGCAATATTCACCAGGAGAAAATATATATGGTAGTGGAAGAATAGCAAGAGGATTAGTTAATTCTTTATCAGGTACTTCAAAAAACGCTCTTGAAAATTTAAAAGTTGTTAAATTTAATAATTATCAATATATAGCTGCTAATTTACTTAATGGTAATATAGATTGTAAATTTTCTGAAAATGGAGCTGTTGCTGATATACCTAAAGTATGGACTTTAGATGGAGCAGATGATAGTAATAATTTATCAATACAATCTAAAATAGTATTTAATTTTAATTTACATGGTATAGGTGGAGAAACTTGGGATGACGAAGATGTTTCTAGTTATGATTATTTCTATGACCAAAAAGAAAATTATTATCATTATAATATAAACAAGTATATAGCTGATGTTTATAATTCTTTTTCAACACAAGATTTAATTTTTTGTAACGAAGTACCTTTAGCAAATATACCTACAACAACAATAAAAAATGGTGATGTATTTTTTGATTTGTATAGCTATAATAGTTTTGCAGCTTCTCCTCCTCATACATGGGATGATAGAATTTTAGCTGATGCTGATTATTCTATAAGATCTGTGCATAACTTTTTATTAGAAAGTAGTTTAAATATAGGATTAAGATATGAAACATATATAGGTAATACTTATTTTAGAGGAGATTCAAGTTATTTAACAGATAATGCTATATTAAGCAATGGTAATTATTTAAGTATAAATAACGATTATAATAAAATAAATAACCCTTTGTTAGTAGTACCTTTTAAAGATTCGAGAGAATTTGCTAATTCTTTTCCTCATAGAATAATTAAATCTTTAACTGTTACTTCAGAATCTAAGTACCAACAATGGACTAGATTTTTACCTTTAGATTATTACGAAATACAAAAATCAAAAGGCGTTATTATAAACTTACAAGGTACTGTAGATAGATTATTAATACATACTGAAAGAAGTTTGTTTTATACTAGAGATAAAGCAAGGATTAGTGCAGATGTAGCACAAATAAATTTAACATCAGGAGAAATATTTGATTTTGCTCCTATAGAGATAATTCCTACTACTAATGGTTATACAGGAACTCAACAAATGTTTTCTTGTGCTTTATTACCTGATGGATATTTTTGGGTAGATTCTCAACAAGGTAAAATATTTTTATTTGCTTCTGAGCAACCTAAAGAAATTAGTATGCAAGGATTTTTTAATTTCTTTGCTGATAATTTAAAACAATATAATGCTATTAACTCTGACAATACATTTAACTACGATGGAGTAACAGTTGCTTATGATAATAGGTATAAAAGGATTTTAGCAACATTTAAACAAAACGCTAATACACCCAATTATAAGTATTTTACAATGTCGTATTCATCATACGCAAATCAAGGTAAAGGTGCATGGGTATCTTTTCATGATTACGATCCTGATTACATGTTTTCTACTAGAAAAAACGTAATATCGTTTAAAGATGGTAAATTATATATTCACAATAATCCTACTAATAGAGGTTTATATTACGATGATAATAAAGCGTCTTCTTATATAGATGTTCCATTTAATCCTAATAGTATTCCATCTTTTTCTAATGGTAAAAGAGTATATAAAGACACTTCAGTTTATTTAGATTCAATTAACTGGAATAGTAATTTTACTAAATTAAATGGAGTTAATGATTTATATAAAACAATAAATTATTTAACAGTTAGAAATCAACATCAGCACTCGGGTAAAATTCTTCTTGATTATGATACTAATCTAATTAAAGATACTAATACTAGAAACGCTGAAACAAAATGGTATTGTAACTCATTTAGGAATTTAGTTAAAGATAAAAATGAACCTTTTATTAAAGATATTTTTAGTAATTTTGAAGTAATAAATGGTAACATAGATAGTTTATTACCTTGGTTCGAACAAGAAGCAATGAATAATAGATGGTTTATAGTAAGATTTGAATACGATAATATAGGTGATTATAAAATGATTCTTCATTCAGTAGATATTAATAAAACAGATTCGTTTAGATAATGAGAAAACTTAAACTATATAATAAATCTACTAATGGTTGGTTAGACACTTATCAATCAGGAGGACCAATTCTTGATAAAAAAGAAAAAACTAAACTTACAGAAGGTCAAGAAATAGCTTTTCAAAAATGGATGGATGAAAATAAGTATAAAGATAGTGATACTTATGATTATAGAAATCTTTGGAAAGAAGAAGGATTCAAAAATTTACAATTTCCTAATCTATCACCTTTAGAAAAAATAAAAGAAATTGAATCATCTAAAGATTTTGAACTAGACCAATTTTATAAAAAATATCCTCATGTAGCAGGAATGAGCCATTCTTTAAATGAAGTATCTAGAAATCCATATAGCGTTTTACCTAAAAAAAATTTAGATGCAGTAATTTCATTAGAAAAAGCAAGAAGTTTAATGACTTATGATAAAAATGCTCCTAAACCTAATTACAGAATAACAAAAAAACAAAATCAGTTTTTTAAAAATATTAAAGATAATAGTGAAGAAACAGAAGATTATGCTGATGCTAATAAACAAATAAAAAGAGAAACAATAGCTTCACGATCTTTTGTAGGAGATGAAATGGGTAATGCTCCTTATACAAAAGCACAAAACAATTTTGTATACAAGTTAATTCAGTATGCTAAGAAAAAACCATACAGTTTACCAGATAAATTTAAAAAATTTGATGAAGGTGGTATGGTAGAAGAAAGTATGTTACAAGAACCACCTAGTGAAGAAGAATTTGTAAAAGTATATAATCCTAAAACAGGTAAAATAAATAAAGTACCTAAACATATTTTGCACAGACAAATTTTTAGAGAATCCTCTTTTAATCCAAAAGCTGTATCTAAAGCTAATGCTAGAGGTCTTGCTCAAATAAGAGATGATGCTTTTAAAGATGCTGTAAAAGCAGGTATAGTTAAAAAAACTGATGATTTATTTGACCCTAAAACAAATAAAAAAATTCAAGAGTATTATATGAATGATTTATATAATGCTGATTTTATAAATAAACCTAATCAAGATCCACAAGTAAGAATAGCTAAAGCGTTAGTTGCTTATAATTTTGGTAGAACTAATTTATTTAATCATTTAACTAAAATGAAATCAAAAGGTGTAGAT